CGCCACCCCCTGGGGTGGCGTCCAGACCGGGTTAAACCGGTTTCGTACGCTTTGTACGTCCTCGTTACGGCCAGGGCCGAGGATTCGCTAAGTAGACAGTCTCTAAGAGATTCGTCCAAAGGTGGGTACTCTAAACCCTAGTCTTAACAAACAGAGTAATAAATAATGGCGCGAACACGGTCGAGATCCATACCGAACTACTTTACCAATCGTATCTATGCGAACTGGTCCTGGAAGGAATCTTCCAACGTAAGGAACAGTTCCGAGACAATGACGGATCAGGTCAGTCCTTCATACTTCGCATTAAAACGCGAAGGTGGGGTGCTGCCTTGCAACGACATGTCTCAAGTTAAACGTACTTTCATCTTAGATGAAAATAACTTTAAGCATAGACACTGGTATAACATTAGACTTAGTGACGGAGCTACCACAGCTCGCAGTCACTATTATGGCAATTTAGCCACTTCCTACCTTTATAGTTTTAAGTCAAACTTAATGGTCGGTTGGTCTGGTGCTATACCATCGATGCCGGATGCCAACGCGGCCCAGATCGAAGCCCTAGCGAGAGCTAGGTCCGAAATGTGGGACGTATCAACATTCGTCGCCGAGTGGAACAAGTTGTACAACATGGTCTCGAAATTCAAGACTAATGTGTTAAATCGTGCTGAGAAAGTCGCCTCTTCGCGAGGCGGCGCAAAATCTATTGCGGAACGAGGGCTGTCTGGATTCTTCCAGACTTGGCTCGAAGGCCGCTACGGATGGCGCACTCTCTTGTACGATGTCACGGATATCAACTTAACGTTGCAAAGACTGAAGTATATGGCAGACGGATTTATCCGAAAGTCAGCTTCAGACTCCAACACAAGTTCGAGGGTGGTTTACAATCACCCTACTTATATCGCGAAACACTATGGTCCCTCACTTCAAGTGAGCTCAAGCAACTGGTGCCAAATAGCTGGGTCTACGACTCAGACCTACGAGGCCAAGGTGCATTGTGGAGTTATGATAGAAAAGGCTGCACAGGCAATCCTGTCTGTCGACCCTCTATCTACCGTATACGAGATAATTCCGTATACCTTCATTCTAGATTGGATTTTTAATCTAGGGAAGGCGTTGCGGGCATTCTCGCCGTTCGCCCAAGGAAGTATCGTATCTGGTTATCAGTCAACAATCTCGACTGTTACCACTACGACAATAGCTACTCCGATCGAATACGATTGGGGCTCATTATATGAGTCCCGTCTTGAAGGCCCGAGGTCATCTGACACTCTGGTCGTCGTAGACAAAACGTATGAACGGTTAGAAGCATTACCTTCCTTCTCTGTAAGCGTTGACATCAACCTTGACACCCTCAAATTCATAGATCTTTTAGGGATCTTTTGGGGGCGGTGGACTGGGCTGTTGAAGACAATTCAAAAACAAACCCGCATCTGAAAAGGATGCATCAAAAAGGAGCCTATAATGGCTGACTTTACTGTACCCGGAACCTGGACCTACGATGGGTCTGAGAACCGCAATCAATCCACCTACCTCGTCTCTGGACATACTGTCCAAGAGAACTATCTTGTGATCTTCGATCGCAAGCAGCCGGTAGCGGTGAACGGGAGCTTCAGCAAACCGCAAGTAAGGGTCCGTACTATCCGAACGTTTTTGGATAGCGACGGTAATCCTATGCTTGCGAAAGCTGTAGTGGACACTACCATTAGCTGGGACCTGTCGCATCCTGCGGCAGATATCAAAGCTATGGTTGATCTGCAAGGAGTGATTTTCTCCGATGCGGAAATAGCGTCCGATTTCGTTGACGATCTTGACATCCCCAGAGGTTAGTGATAGTTGTTGTGGCGACGAATACTACATTCATTCGCTCGATGACTTCACTTATTCTGTGATGAAAAAGTACCGTAAACGTGATCTCACGTCACCAAGGAGACAATTGTGGCAAAGCCAAATCGGACGAATCTTAAGAATCGTCCCCGTCTTGATAACATCATCATCCAAGGTCTTATCGATCTTGGCCATCATCTTCCGGAAGAAGCCCGACGGGAAATAATTTTCCTTATAACGTCGGATCGACTTGGAGATGCTCTGGCCTACATCGATTTGAAACTCGACCAAGCAGAATCAGCATCGGTCGGGTTCCTAGAGCTTGCGGCTTGGCGCCAGTTGAACGCGTTCTATAAAAAGAACGTGGACTCACCTGGCACAACTGCCCAGGGTAGGAAGGATGCAGCGATCGCCAAATTTCTCGAGTCAGAAGTGACTTGTAGAGAAACTAACGAGCGCCTTTCGTTCTACTCTAAGGAACTAGGTTGGCTGTCTAACGACATTCAACACGTAGTTTCAAGGACTCGCGATATCATTGAAGATATCGTTGGTCCGCTTGGGCATATCCAGCTATTTAAAATAGCTGCATCCGCAGGCTTCGGCCCTGGATTTACCTTTTCGTCAACGGAGCCAGCGCACCGAAACCTGTATTACAAGGTTAAGGGACCGCACTCCGTGACGCGAGAAGCCGTACCATACGTCAAGTTCTTCCTAAATCATTGTGAGCCATGGAAACAGGCTCTGGTGACAGAGGGGTGTACTTATGACATAGTGGACGGGAATCGTCTAACAACAGTCGCAAAGACTGCTGTTGTCGATCGTACAATAGCGATTGAACCTTCATTAAATGTTTACATGCAGAAGGGAGTGGATTCCTACCTGTCCAAAAGGTTACGCCGACATGGCGTAACTCTGGACGATCAGGAAAGGAACCACGGCCCTGCCAAACTTGGATCTTCGGTACCGCTTGAAGCGGCGACCGTCGACCTGAGCTCGGCCTCTGATTGTGTAAGCATTGAAGTTGTTCGCATGCTATTTCCTAGAGAGTGGTTTGTTTTATTGGACGATTTAAGATCCAAGAACTACACTCTTGACAAAGGAATAACTTGGCATACGTACGAGAAATTCTCAAGTATGGGGAACGCTTTCACGTTTCCCGTCGAGTCTATTCTCTTCTACGCTATAGCCAAGGCATGTACGATCTTAGCGGGTGAAGAACTTACGAACTTGCGAGTATATGGGGACGACATCGTTGTCGCTCCCGGCGCTTATGCGCTACTCGTAGAGGCTCTACAGTTCTTCGGTTTCTCAGTTAACCTTGACAAATCCTTTGTCTTTGGTTACTTTCGAGAGACATGTGGGTCTGACTTCTATCAAGGAGTCGATCTGCGCCCGGTCTACGTCAAGTCGGTTCCGTCTAACGACCAAGAGGTTTATAATCTCTATAATCGTCTAGTCTGGAATCGCGTCGGATTTCAACTGCATTCCTTATGCAGGTACCTGTTCGGTTGTGTGGACAAGCCCCTATGGGGCCCACCGCACCTTCCTCCGGGTAAGAAATTCTGGAAGTGGTATGCAGGAAAAGCGGTCCAGACGGACCACTACCTTCATGCCGATCCTTCCTATGGTGAGCGATTCGCTTACTACGACAACGACTTGCAATGTAAAGTGTGGCGTCTTCAGCTTCTGAGGTTTATACCCCTGAAGGAAGATACGTCATCCTGGAACATGCAATTTCGCTACCTAGCGTTCCTCCTTGGAATGCAAAGTGGGAAAGTAGATAGTAATAGCCGCTTCAGGCGTTTGGTTACGTACGAAAAGATTACGTACTGGCCAGATATGCCGTGGCGACCCTATCTCGACGATTTGTAGTTATCTCTCTCAGACCCAAATCAATGGGTCCAAAGTTTGGAGGCATCAAGCCCTTGCTTACTTCGTCCTGAAGTAAGACCCTGTAGCTTATAAACTACGGGTGAGGCTGTATAGCCGGGACATCCAA